AATAGCTAACTTTACGCTTGGCACTTCTTGCTCAATAACGGTAACACTTGGATAGGTTTGCAAGAATAGTTTTAATGCATCTTCATCGTTAGACTTCCATTCAAAGGTTTCGCCTGTTTGCGTATCAACTAGCATCTTTTGATGTCTGAAGTCTCTGTAGTAGAACTGGTCATAGGTCAACAAGTTCTTCATAGTGTAGTTATATGACTCTGGCATGAATTGGAACTTAGCATCTCTTGAGCCGCCATATGGGTTACCTATCATACCAGCTATTTCGTTAGCATGGTCAGGCAATAACGACAAGACTTCTTTTTTAGTCAGATATGTACGCTTCCAAATACCATTACAATCGCTTAAGTCGTGCTTTCTAAAAAACGGGTCTATTAAGAACTCATTGTAAGAGCAGTTGTTTACCTTAATCTGTCCTGCGATTGGGTCTTTGCGGTAATCAACGTATAGATGTAACAGATTCATGCCTGTAACTAATGCACCTTCAAACGCCTCTGAGATAGTCTCGAGTATGTTCTCTTGGCGACAATTCCACATTAAGACTTTGGTTAGTTGGTCTGCCGTCTGGTTGTCTGAACTCTCGACTGGCACGGCTATAATAGACTTTCTAGAGCGTCTTTGATGGCCAGAAATCATGTTAACTACACGCCTTATACGGTTAAAATTAAACGTTCTTCGGCGGTTAGCTGGTAGATTTCCGTATAATCCTAGGTCTCCATAAACAGATTGGTCGCCACTAAAGAAGCGGGTATCAATAGAACCCTCGCCCCAAAAGTTTTGATTAATTGTAATACTTTCGGCATAGAAAGCCTCCATGCGTTTGAGAATATCTTTATCATCTTCTTGATAATACTCAGGCGCTAATTGCGGAAAAAGCATTGGCATAACTCCTTTAAATTTGTTACTAATTTATAGTACTGTAGCAAATTTACTAGAAAGGTGTGCTATGACAAATCTATTATTGTTTTTGGTATGGCTTTATGCCTTGTTTTCTATACTCCGCAAAACAAATACCCCCAAGTCAGGCAATTGACTCAGGGGACTGTTAACTATCTTAGTATCACAGACGAATTAAAATACGCTGCTTGAAAGAAGTTAGCTAAGTATGCACTTATTAAATACGGATTGAAAGGCTTACTATTAGTTACTTCGATGTAAATGTCTGTGCCTTTGATATGTAGTGATATTGTCGCGTCATCATTAAACAAACATGCTTTGAAGCCATCATTTAATTTAGCGTGGCTAATATTGTCAAACCGTTTACAGTTCAACAGGCTAGGCAAAAACGTCTTAGCAAGCTTCTTTAAACATGGGCTAAACTGTTTACAGCCTACAAGGTTAATCGTGCAACTGAGAGCATGTGCGTTGTTATTTTCAAGTATGCCAGCTATGTCGCCAACGTGCTGCTCTGTGCTTGTTAGATATACATTGTTTGTGCCTAACAACAGACTACTACATAATAAGATTATATTTTTCATGACACTTTCCGTTTTTATAAAATGTGATTAAATTGACTGTGTTTTGTTTTCATTGATGAATACCCTTCGCGATTCGTTATCTGTTTGGACTCTCTACTTCCCCTAGGGAGTCCGTCTAACTAAAACAGACGTCTCATTTATACTTCTGCTACATAAAACAGACGGCTATACCGTTGCTATATTAATTCGGAGGCTTTGTAAAGGCGCTTTTAAAATTATTTACGCCTCCAAAGCGCCCTTAAATTATAAGCTGCTAGACGTTATTACCAATATATCGAGGCCACATGCGCCTCAAAAGCGCCGTCAATTCCGCGCGGCGCCGCTCTTCAATTAGCTCCCTTTTCAGTAAGTAACTTAATAATATCTTTATGACTGCCGTTAATCTTAGCCCACTGTAATGCATTAAGATTGTGATTATTACGTACGGTTAGATCTGCATTCTTATCTAGTAACAATTGACACAGGTCTTTACGGTCTTTTAATACCGCATACATCAACAGCGTGTTACCCATAAAGCCAAACTTCTGGTTTACTGCTAACTCCTTGCGGTCTATAAGCCCCTCCACCTCGCCAAAGCTTTTACCTAAAAAGGCATCTACTACACTTGGAGCTTCTTCCGCTACAAATGGCGCGCCGTCGTGGTCTCTTGGTACTTGCCAGATTAAAGAGCCTCTTAAGCTTGTAGCACTACGGCAAAGGCTTTGCTCGTCGGTTGGCCATGCGCTTACTCCATCTTCATCCACACAGGCCACAAAAGGGCACGCCATGCTAAACATATACGTCGGTGATGGTTTACCTTTTGGCGGTGGTGGTGTCTCACTTGGTTTAATAATGCTAAATATTAACAGTATGTGTAATTTATTCATGTGTAAATGTTATATGTATTTGTGGGGCTAATTCTGTTTTAATTGATTCTAACAAGCTTGCATCTGTAACGATGTGGCTTAGATACTGTACGCTATAATCAGCTATACATTTGACTACATAACCACTAGGTACTTCAAGCTTGCTTCGCATAAAGTCTTGATAGATTTCAAGCAGGTCTTTTTTGCGTAAAATGCTGTAAAGGTCTGGAGGCATATTAAAAGTGTATATAACTTGTAAATTCTTGATTGCCTTAGACTCAAGTATTGTCATGGGCTGAAACGCTGATAATTGTTCAGCTATCGCCTTAGTCTTGGCCTCTCTGCGTTCTTTATACTGAGTATTGTAACACTCTCGGCATGATGTTTTGTACTTCATGATGCCAGTTTTGCTAAATCCGTTTGCTACCGCGTTGTCTGGTGTTAATTGATCCTGACAACGCATGCATACTAAAATCATCACTATACCCCTTTTTTATGCGTATATACGTTAACTTCCTTGCTATACCCTTATCGTTTAACGATAATATTAACCATTTACCCTAAGTAACCATAAAGGCAGTGGGTAATGCTTACTTGCTAATCTGTTAACTATTTGTTTTGTTGTCATAACTATCTTTGGAACAGGTATGCTTAATAATCTTTTACTAAAGCTTTGCTGTACTGGCGATGGTAAAATACTAGTAGTCATAATTGACATATTTTTTCCTTATATTAACTCTTGTTTATTTTTGATCTTAAATAACCTTTACTAAGTTGTGTTGTCTTGCTATTTCGTTAGCTCTATCAAAAATACGCTCTTGCATGTCGTCATCGGAACATACAACATAATTAAAATGTTTTTGCGCAACATGATCACCTCGCCCAGATACATAAAAACGCATTTCAGCAACCAATACCATATTGATTTGAACGCTAGCCAATACATAGCCATCTATAATTTCATAATTGATTTTAGTGAATTCCATAATTTTACTTTCTGTTGTTGTTGTTACTAACTTATATAAACATTATGGCACAGATATAAACACTTGTCAACACTTTTACAGCTCTTCTTTACACTCATTAATCAACTTACCCACTGCCTTGGTCAATTCATGCTCTGGCAGCTTGGTTTCGCCAGCCTTAACTACTAGATCCGACGAACGAACTTCATTGATAATGACATTTATACGGTTATCATCTATAGGGTTTTTATTATGCAAAGATGCTTTCCACTCCATCAAAGCTTTATATTCGGGGCAATATTTAGGTTGCATAGCCAAAAAAACACCAGCGTTGAGCTTGTTCTTTAGCGCTAGCTTTTCACGCTTGAGCGCTATAAGCTCTTTGGCTGTCTCAAGTGCATCACCAGCTAATTCCCACTTCTGGCACCACGCATAGAATGTTTTACTGTTGACTCCCTTGCTTAAAAAGAACTCTTGTATCGATAAACACCCATCATCATCAGCACAACTTTTCACCATGTCACTAAAAAATTGTTCTATAAACCGTTCTGTTACTGGACGAAACGAAAAATCAAAACAGTTTCGATAATCTTCTTGCCATTTAGTTAACGGTCTTGTCTTAATATCCTCGTTGTATGCCTTGTAGTTAGTTTTTTTCTTGGTCATGAGTCTCGCAATCAAACTTTAAACAACTGTACTTATCTTTACTACAAGTTTTTTTGACGTCTACTCGTCCAATCGTGCGCTCAGGGACTTCAAACAAGTTAAATTTGATCTTGCCTAAGTTGTCGCTCTGTAAGCTGTTAATCGAGAATTTTACTACGCTGAACCCGATGAGGTTTTTACCTCCACACAAAATTATGCTCCTCACACCACCTATAAAATAGCTACTAGCTATCTCGATATATGGCTCGGCGCAATGGTAAACACTCTTAACTGAGTTTTGATAACACGGAATATACATGGCCAGCTCGCAAAACAGTGCTTTTTTTAACATAGATGGGTTCTTGGCCATAATCTCTTCTTTGACGTTTTGTAGGGCAACCTGAAACGCTATGCGCTCGCTATCTCTGGCATTTACTAGCACCCTAGCCCTTGCTTGGTGTGGATACCCCGAAGCATGCATACACAATGGGCTTATATTCATCGTATGTTCAAATTTAAAGCCGTCTTCATAAATTTTCATGATGTAACCTTCGCTTAAAACTCTCTTGCTCAGAAGCATCGTTAATTTTGCTGTATGTGTCAATAATTTCGGGCGTAGGCATAATTTTCTTAGTAAAGCAGTATAAAGCGATCTCAGCTGCTCTTGTATCGTGTGGCGTATCGTTTTTGTTTGCTTTTGACGTATTGCCCATAACCCCAAAAGGACGGCTTGCCATATATTCTTGTGTTTGGCGTAGTCTCTGCTCACC